CTTAAAGAGGAGTGCCTAGTACTTCAGCACTCGTCCACTAGCAACTCCTTCCCAGGAGCTGCTAGGCGTGTGGGACGCAACTCCATCTCACACGTGTTCGCGTCGTTCGACGCAAAGCGAGCGGACATGCGGATGATGATCCCCGCAGAACCGCGATGTACTCCACAAGTTTCCGACTATCGTGTCGGAACTCGTCCCTCACAGCGTTGTCGATTACCTCACGGTATCTCCAACGATGCTCATGACGAGACCACAACTTGTGGCTGCATCCCATGAATATATCGTGGGGTACGGTGAAAGCCGAGTCTGGGGACCCCTCGTGTGGGCGCATAAAGCGCACATCGAGAGGCACCCCCTGACGGAGCTGGTTCCGTGCCTCGTTCCAAAAGACCTCCTTGATAGGGGATCCCAGGGACGAGTTATGCAGAACGAAGAACGATCTCAACGATTCGAGTCGCTCATCGAGGTACACCGGACGAACATCCTCGCCTCCAAAGTAGTCCTTGCCACACGACTCCCGAAACGGACCGAACAAAAAGGTCTTATCAGGATTCGCTTTGAACCCGTAGTACTTTAGTAACTCAAGCACCACGAGCGCAACGCTCTGTCTGCATATGATGTCGTCACCGTAAACTCGGTAGTCAACCGGATTCTTGGTGATGATGCATGCGGCGTGTGTGAGGGCAGCAAAAATCGCTGTCTCTAAAGGAAAACAAAAGCCATTCCCCATGCTCGTGAATTTGTTGTACGGCTTGACTTTGCCGTATAATTCATAGGCTGGTGACCTGATTTGACTTAGGAAGTCAAACCAGGCAGGCGGCAGGACGTGTCTAACAACCTCTGTGCTCACTGAGTCAGAGGCGCTGGACAAATCTATGGTAACGTAGGGGTTGAACCCCTCATTACTTCCCTCGAGAGCCATCGCAGAGTTCCGCGACTGGTCACGGAGATCGAGGTTCACGCGTGTGCGCCGGTAAAGGCGCTGGCGCATGAACTTGTCGACCCCCTTCTGGAGGTAGCCGTTTAGAAGTGGCTCGATCGCTATGGTCCGGAAGGACTTAGCGGTCTTGGGAACAAATGTAATGTTATTGTGGTCCACCAGTACGCAACGATCCCGGATAGACGCCACAAATGCAGCGTCATCTAGGCAAACAATAGAGCCGCCCTCCGATTTCTTGGAGAGCAGCTCCTGCACATGAAAATTGCTTCTCATGGCATTAATTGCGTACGGTAAAGCTGTAGGCGTCACGGACCAACGTTCGGACAATAACTTCCGTCCTATGTTGGTAGCGTTACCGTGAACTCCTACGGAAGCTCCGGGACCAAAGTCGCACAAGTCGTAGATTGTCGGCAAGTTTGGTTCAGCACCAAAAGTGCGTTTCATCCACGCCCGTACTACGCATGTAACATCGTAGTAAGGGTCTTGTCTAGGTCGCAATGACCTAGCAGTTGTAACTCCAGGTCTCTCGGATGATATGAGAGCTCTGAAGCGCTGATTTATCCGCCCACAACGAACTTCTGCGTGATTAAACTTACGCACGGCGGATCCCTCAGGATCTAAGCCGGCGAGTTCGATGGGTGTAAAAGGATATTTCAGCACAAGTGCGGACAACTGACTCGCGGCAAAATACCGTGCCGGATCCCCATACTCTGTGGGGGACACAGAATCAGCCCACTTGAACAACGACGCCCAGTCCCTAGAGGCAATAAAACCCTCTAGCTCTTGTGCGTTGTCAAACAGTGGTTGGTTACTTCGAACCAGCGTGCTAAGGAGGTTGGCGTATGCCTCACTCCCGCGCCGTTGAATGACCGCTTCCGACCGTTTCAACCTTTTCCAGGAGAACATCATGTAGTCCTTTCATGAAAATAGAGGCAAGTTCTGCCTCAGATTTGATCTTACCTGACAGCAGCAGTGCCACTATCAGGATAATACCGGCTACGGTGCAAAGAGTTTCGCGGCTCATCAGGGGTTACCCAATGATACGCTGACTCCAAAACAACGAGTCGATATTCGCGGTGAGGAGGCCATCGGCCACATCATCACGGATCAAATCAACGTCGGCCTCAGTGGCACCAACGGGGATGCTGGCGTTGACCTCCACGATGGCATCCCACACGCTCGAATTTTGCAGCGTGAGGGTTTTGACCACCTTAAAGGTAACCCGGTTGACTCCCGCGAAGTCTGCGGTAGGCCGTGCAGGTTGACGCTTCAGCAACATGAAGTCTTTCACAGTCGACGACGCGGCCGGGCCGACGTACTTGGCCAGGTTTTCCGCATTGCCATCAAGCGTGTAGACACGTGTGTTTACAGTGATTGTCATAGACAACTCCTAATAGTGAGCTCACAGACGTGAGCTCGTTGAGCGGCGTGAGCCGGTTAAGGCCTTCGCCAACTGTTGGAAGAGAATAGCAGCCGCGTCTACAGACCTCGCTGACTCGGATATCTTGCGAAAGAATCCCGAGTTCCACGTGATCGACGGACTGGGTAGGTGAGGAGTACGACGCACACTCTTCAACGTGCGAGTCTCCACCGCGTTCGGGCTACGAACTGTAGTCCAACCGCTGAGGTACACAGCTCCTGAAGTGCGCTTGGATGAAAGATGTACCACTTCCTTCACCCAGGTCGCCAACGGATCGATGCCCGCCTTTGCGGTTATGCCCTGAAAATATGCATTTGTGTTCAGGACCCAATCCACAACGAACGAGTAGGGGACTAAATCCCACAGTGCAGCCGGAATGTCTGATGCTCTGACACCCCAACCATACTCATCATACGAAAGGAAATTATCGTATAATATACCAGCACTCACCTCCGCCTCCACCGTAAAACTGGTGGAATACGTCTGCGATATGCCGGCAGCGGTCCCCACGGTGTCGACCGAGTAAGCGTCATGGTCCGAGCAGAAAGCTCGGGCAACATTGCGCCTTTTCGATACACCGCTCAAAGCTTCATGGAGGCCTTCGAGTTCTAACATCAGGACTCTCCAGCCATAACGATACTCCATCCAGCTACCTACAAGAGCTTCTGTTACTTGTAGGGGATCACTCCATTGCAGATACCGTGATGTACGGTTCTTAGAAGTGGCCGGACCACCATACCTCCTGTACCAGCGATTCATTAACTGCTGAATACTGGAGGCAGGTTTGAGCATCATCTTGAGTGTCTTGTGAAACTCGGCTCCGGAAACGAGGGCCGAGAAGTCACCAGCTTGTACCTTAGCGTGAGCCTTGGTACTCGCTTCAGCGACTAAGTGGGACAGATCGGGCCAGTCGGGGAGAGCCGGAAGACCGTATGCTCTGGCCATCCAGTTTTGTTGAATCTCCCCCCAATAAGTCACCGATCCGACTTTCTTCGTGAGAAGAAAGCCACCGTCGCCTAACACTCTAGTTTCATCAACAGAGGTCATCGGATTATTGATGATCTCCCCTTCTTCCATGCGCTTCCGGAAGTTGGGTACCACAACGTCGGTCATAGACCGGTGGTTTCCGTGCGCCTCGAGGACAGTTTTCGTGTTATCACTAGTAACTGTGTACGGTGGAGTAATCCACCATAAGCTCCTCGAGGTGAGCGAATAGAAGCCACCCATCTCTCTCGTACGTTGTGTCATGTTGATGCTCCA